CGGTGTGATTGTTTACATTTAAGGGTCAAAGTGACCTCATAGATTTTATACTCACTCATGCGATTGCCTCCTTGGAACTAATAAACTGTCGTGGTCTTTTCGTGTTAATTGTAACAGCGAAACCATGATTATACATCCTATTAATTATTTCATTGTCCCAATCGTTAATATCAATGACTCTCTTTAATATGGTTTTGCCGTTGTTAGTTATGACCTTCAATATTCTGTCCTCGATATTCTTTCCATACCAATTCTTTGTTGGATAGTAGTCAACAACGGTCTTGAGATTAGGTGATGTTAGTTGCATGATAAAAAGGGAAATTAGGTGGATAAAGTTAAGCATACATCTCCAAGTCTTCCATGACTCGGTGTAGCGCAGAAAGACAATCTACAATATCAACTTTATAATCAGTGTGTTCAATTACATTGTAGAACTTTGTATATAATCTGTAAAAATCATCTCCTTCAGTAACACTTCGATCCTCCATTTCAAATGGTAGATCATTAAGAACTGTTTGAAGTTCTTTAACACTTAGTTTGGTTGATTGCATAATAAAAATGTGAAATAGGGGTGGATAATAAAAAAGATATGTATCATTTACTGACACATATCCTCAAATCTTTGTTGTGCAATTTCACCGACATATTGGTCGAGGATTGCTACATCTTGTGTCTCTAATTGTTTGAAATTGGGTGTTACTAACTCCTCCCAAGTTTCATCAAATAAAGTCTCAAGAATTGACTCATTTTGAATGACTGACATAAGCATAACCTCATAGAATACAAATTAAAATACACATTTTAGAGGTGTATTTTGAGTGAAGTAAGTATCACTTAACTCCACTCTTTAAGTATAGGTCATTTTACCCCGAAATGGGGAAAATGTGTGACAGTTTAACAACTGTCATTTAATTATACTTTGTTGACTCACTTTCTGATATATTGTTAAGCATATCACGATAAGTTTCATCATCAAATGTTAACTCTATCTCCTCTTTCATTTCGATTTGATTATACTTATCATAATCATCTTGTAACGTCTGGTATATAAATTGTTCCATTGATTTGTGATCCATGCTATCAATGATTGCATCACAATACTGATTCTTAAGTATCTGTAACTCAGGGGAACTTAATGTCCTATGTGTTACAATCACTTTTGCATCTAACTCACTATTTGTAGCATTGGGATTTGCAGTTTGACTGTAATTCATAACTAAACTCCTGAAAGTGGTTTGTGTAATAGTCTAAAATCATCCTCTATTGATGAGAAATAAGTCCAACTAATGTCTTTGTAAGATGTACTCCAAGTGAGGTATCTTGCATCCTTAGTTGATAACTTCCTCCTCCACATTCGAGGACTTTTGTATTCAGTTCCGTCTGAAATGTAGTAGGTTTTCATGTTAAGTAATTGCGAAGAGTTCGGTAAGGTTTGATATACTCCCAAGTCTGACAATCTACCTCTTCATTATCAATGAAACATTGTACATTGCCTTCCTTGTTTATACTCTTGACTGGTGTAATATCTTCGGAATTGTTCCAAAAATCATCCCAATCTTTCGGTGAGTTAGTAACATCTTCAATCATAATCTTCCTCCTCTTCGATATCAGCGTCCCAGTCAATTTGGTCTTCTTCATCAATAGGAAACTCACCCAATTTGTAGTTACTAAGTGAACCTATCATTGTCCAAACTTTCTCACCTGATAACATATATTCATTGCATATATGTTCTACTGCATCTTCAACAACTTCGAGAACTGTTGTTGCTTCTTGTTGTAATCTTTGATCCATTTGTGTTAATTAGTAGAGAACAGTTTGTAACAAAAAAGAAGGGGGATTAAACCCCTTCTTTTATAAGAAATGTTGGAAAATACTTGACTTTGTTGATAAGAATGTCCATGATATCACTATCAGGATACTTATCATTTACTGCATCAATTACAGTCCTCCATTGATCCTCATTCATTGTGATTGTGGTCATTTCTTGAGAATTAGTAGACATTTAAGTAAGAATTAGTAAAGTGAAAAGTAAAAAGAACTAAGGGATTAACCCCTAGTTCTAGTCAGGTAAACCCTGAATCTTTTTGGTGATAGAGTTAACTCTATCCTCTACAGAAGTTCCACCAATTAGTTCATCATCCGTTGCATCATCATTTTGATAATGAATGTAATCATCCATTGATGCGTAGATGGTTTCCCATTCTGACTCTGTGAAAAATCCCTTGATAGTCTGTAACTGATCGTAGGAATAATCTCTCACGTTTGTTTGCATAAGGTTGATCCTCGTTTGTTACTCTCTTATTATAGGTCATCAGAGGACGATTTCAACAGAGAGTGTGTAGGTTGTTCAACTGTCACACATTTCATTGCTATTTGCGTGACTCTTTGTAATCATGGTAACTATCAACAATACCTTCTAATTTCTCGAAGATACTATCAATTTCCCTCTTAACTAAACACTCACTATTATAATCTTTGTAACCATCAATTAGGGTTTCTAGTGTACATAAAATGACACCAATTTCACCCTCGGTTAGTGTTACAATGTGAGGTACTTCTAGGTCGTACTCAATGTTAGGAATGTGTTGTGATCTTTCCATGTTAATTAATACTCAGAACGTGCAAGAAATGGTGTAATGTTATCTATCTTATATCCTATTACTTTTGCTTTAACAACCTTTTCTTCCTCATCATAGTAATATGCAGAATTCAAATAACATTGAATTTCTTCACATAAATGTTCACCATTTACATCATCTTCATTATCAAGAATGATGTTACAACTGTAAGTAATTTGCTTCATTCTGCATCCCTCAATTCATCTTCAATTAAATCACTTATTATCTCATTATTCATACTCCAATCTAAGTTTATAAAACGATCAATTACATGATCTAATTGTTCATCAGTAAGAGAAACTTCTTCTGATTCCGCTACACTTTCCACATCCAATTTAACGTCAATAAATCTACAAGAGAACGCATAATCATCTGGACATTCAGATAACCATTGTTCAAGTGATTTGGTTGCAGTTTGCATTAGTTTTCCTCCTCAATAGTGTAGATTTCGTAGTCATCATCATCAATGAATTGCCAATCGATAGTATCACTTTGTATGATACTTTCAAGAGCATCTTTACTCTCTGCCTCCACAAATGCAACATAGTTTGTTACTCTGGATGCACACAATCTGTATTCTTTCATTGTTAACAACTCCATACGAATTGTGGTTGATCGAGTATAATATCTCTGACTCTTTCTCTGTCTAAAGTATCACCATCACCCCATTGATATGTAACATTGAAATAGAGATTGTTGTTCTCTTTTGCTACATTTATGCGGCGGTTATACTCTTTAATAGCAGTGAAAATGTCATCCTTAGTTAAACCTTTAATCGGATAAAGATCAGATTGTGGGTTATAGAAATCCCACACATAGTCAATAAACTCTTGTAAATCGTTCATTAAACTAACCCCAATACTTTGTAATGATTAACATTTTGACTAGGAAATTGATGAACTGAAGATACTTCTTCAACAGCAACAATCTTCCCAGTTTTGTTATAGTAATCATCCGCAATTACGTTTGCATAAGTGTAATCATCTGCAAACTGAATTGGATCACTAAAAACAATAAACTTCATAGGAATAAGTTGCTCCAATAGGGTTTAAATGTGGTCTTGTCTGTTGCTCCATAAAGGCAGAACTTGACCACATTTATATAATACATTAAAAAACCCCCTAATGGGGGTTTGGTGTGACAGTTTGTTTAGTGTCTACTTTGGTACTGATTTAATCTCTAATACTGTATAATGACCTTTATTCTTTACATCTTCTACTCTGTAATCATACTCGCCATCAACATCAACTGTAATAAATGCCTCAGGATTGTATTCTTTAAGGGCATTAAGTAACTGTCTTACGAGCATATTAGTCTCCAAAGATTGAACCAACTAAAACTTCATATTCTTTCACTTCTTTATCATTTAGTCGGGAAACTAAGTCATCTAATAGTTCGCCAAGGAGATGATTATCCTCTTTAATGGCATAACCAAGATCTTGAATTAGATCCCTTCGTTGTTGTAATTGAGTGTCAGTTAACATTATTTATATCTCCAAGTAAGGTGAATCTGTCTCGTGAAAGTTAACACCTACAGGTGCAAATTCATTGCGAGAAGTGTCATATAATGTTACGACTTTGAGTAACTTATCATCATCAAAGTTCTCAAGTTCTGTTAACAAATCAAGGTAAGTCATGGTCATAGTTAGCGAACAACGTATTCTAATTCGCCATCGGCGATGTCTGCCTGAACTCCTAATTTCTTGATGATTGTTCTAATGTTTACATCAAACTTAAGAGCAACGTCATCAGGATTTGTACGTTTAGTTAATACATGAATCAGGAAATCACACTCAGGCGATGTTAATTTAGAGTCTAAACTTGTCTCCATAATCATGCGACTAACTCCTCTGGAACTTCTTTTGGTATTAAAGCAGGGATGACATTTGTGTCTACTATGTTATAATCATCATCATAAGAATGATTGATTTGATAACACTCCCATTTGTGATTTGATGTGAATACATATACAAACTCTTCACAAGAGTTAGCATTATTCACGTAATCATCAAAGTTTAAATCTAATCTAGGTTCAGTCTTTTCACCTCTATCATTATAATATAGAGGGGCAGTTTCACCTAATTCTTTTCTATCCCAATCATCATTTGAATCGCATGATGACATATCGCCACCATCAATTAGTTCAGCAACTTGCTCGAATGTGTTAAACTTTGCATTTAAAGTAACACCTAACCATTGTGGATAACCATCCCAATGATGATAAACAGAGAGGATAGAATCGTCTACTAATTGTAAACCAATACGAGATCTTGTTGCCATGTGAAATGTGAAATAGTGAAAAAAGTGGGGCAACCAACAACTACGAAAAATTGCCCCATTGGTTGTTACTTAGTTACCAGCAAATCCATCAACGTATGCTTCTATAATTTCTAGCAATTCTGCACCAGTTTGTGCTTCTTCTAGTTGAAATAGTACGTCATTGATTGATGTTGAAACAGGCATTTTGCGTAGGGGGTTAACAACTACCCAGTTTAAAGTCATTTGGCAGGACTATTAAATTTAATTTGCAGTTGATAGTTTCTGATGCAAATCGTATGTAATATAGTTTCTTATATCACTAAATTCAGGGTCAGTTCCTTCAGGTTGTTTTGCAATACTCTTTTGGAAAGTATTCAAACGATCTGCAATAATACCACTAAGAGCAACAAACTCTTCATTGGTAAATGTGATTGTTTTCATTGAATTCCTCCATTGATACTAATATAACAGATCCACCAGAGAATGGCGGATTTAGTGGACACTAATCGAAGTGTCACATGATCTAACGTTTCCAGTCCTTTTTGACTGTAAAGTTTGCATAACTGAATTGTTTACGGTTAATTAACTTATAAGTACCATACTTATTAGTCATAACATAACCTTCATGTTCACATTTAACGTCTTTAATATAACATTCAATTTCTTGATCTGTTCCTATTGCTGTCATTAATGATAGTTTAATATCTCTGATAAAGTTATACAAATGAAATAGATTTGCATGAAATCCTGTTTCTTTTGCAAGTTCATTTGCATTTAACTCTCTCTGTTCTCTGATGAACTTGTTAACAACAATCTTAATTTGTTCACCTTGTTTCTTATCAGGAAACTTAACAAATCGCACCGCAGTTTGAGCAAGTGAGATCAGTAAATCTAATGAGAATGGTGTAAACAATAGTTCTGCGTTAGTTGATAAGAACTTAACCTCTTCAGTTTTTATACCTTTATACTCAAATAATGCAACTGAATTACTTAATTGATCCCATACATCATAGGTCGTATGAGCAGCAAATACCATATCTTCTTCAGTATTTGTATCAAACTCATAGGTAATTGTGTTGGGTGTATATACACTACCACCACCAAATCCTATGAAGTCACCTTGATAAATTCCTGTAATTCTAGGTAGTTTCTCATAACATAGGTGCAAGATTGATGCAACGTTAGGATTATCTCCATGATTCAATTCTATATCATAATGTGTATAATTAATCTTGATCTTTTTCTTATTAAATACACTCTTAGTCCCTACAAAGAACTTGTTATTTAGTGGGTTAATTCCCCACACTATAGCAGGCGCACCATCATATTTTACTGATAGTTTGCTATTCTTTTCTTTAAGGAAGTTAAGTACATTTAATGCACCATCTTTTCCCTTGTTGAGAATAGAATCTTCAGGATGTTCTAAATGAGTGTTTTTGTTTGTCATATACTTATGATACCATAAAAAAAGACCCCTCGGAAGGGGTCTTGTGACACTTTGTAGAGTGGTTAGGCAGGGACTTTCAGTTGTCCTAGTGCCTTCAGTAGTTCTTTAGTACCTGCCTCAAGGAATAGAAATGGAATAACAATGACTGAAAATCCATCTAATTCTTGATATCTTTCAACCCAAGTCTTAGTTGATACATTAGTTTCAACTTTTGGTGCCTCTGCTTTAACTTCTTCCATAATCTTTGTGACTGGTGTAGTATTTAGCGGGGCAGACTTAGGGGCGGTTGCTGTTACTTTGCGAGTGCGACGCTTTCTTGAAGTGGTTGTTGACTTCTTGGCAGCAGTTGCAGTTGGCATAAGTGTGAAATTCGTTTGGACTCCTTCATTATAGGGTATAAGGGGTTGCCATGTACTCAAATGTTAAGGGTTTGTAACAAAAAAGTCCAGTTTGTTAAATGTCACAGTCCGCCTCTGGTCTTATGTATTTTCGTTTTATACTAACTTTCTTAGAGTTACTATCAATCAAGTCCTCCAATTCTTCTATACTATTTCCTACATCTTTCTCTTCAGAATAGAAGAACAATGCTTCACTTAGTAAGTTATATTGTTCATCTGATAGGTTTACTTTGATTTCGTACATTATAATAAAGGTATATTAAAGGACATAATAGTTCTAGGTTTAGTTGATGATTGAACTGGTGCTTCATGTAACAATAGTGAAGGAAATGCAATAATATTGCCTTCCTTAACTGGAGGCGTTGCCTTACCTACTGTACCATAAAAAGGATTAGGAAATGGTGAATAAAATGTTGTTGGTATATGTTCATTTTCATCAAATTCAACATATAATACACAACTAATGTTCATCATTCCATGATTATGTGCTCCATGATGTTGACCAGTAGTATATCTTTGTGACCATAATTGCCACGATTCGAGCGACTTAAAGGGACATTCTCCTCTATATCTATCACTCAAACCCTCTGTATATTCATTCGCAATGTTATCAAAATCATCCTTCATTATGTCCACAAAACTATCAAAGTATGGTGGTCTTGTACCATACTTAAAGTAATCTGTATAACACTCATTGCCATCTATACATTCATTATCAAAGTCAATCAGTTCGAGCAACTTAGGTTTCTTATCTTCCCAGTTGATAACATCAAACTTCATAATGCCAATGGCAAATAACATCAAAGATTGATTCATTTCTTTTTATAATTCTTTCGAGATTTGCGTTTGTTTGATTGCATTTTAGTTCCCTTATCTTTCTTCAAGTCTGCTTTAAGTTTCTTGAGGAATTTAAGGTGGTTAGGATAAACTAAGTTATTTAATTCTTTCCTAGTTTGTCGCTCTTCCTTAGTCATCATCTACAGTTTCATTTAGATCTTCAAAGTAGATACCATTTATTTCATCAGTATTCCACTCAGTTAGATCATCTAAGAATAAATCTTCATCATCTTCTTTATTGCCACTATACGTCATTTCGTGCATAATTGACTCA